TATTCTGTTTTAGCAGGAAGAGCTATAGTTTGTCTAGCGGCTTGACCACATTTCTCACAAAAAACTACCTCTGGTCTTTTCTCGTAAGAGGTAAGAACATCTGTGGTATCCCCGTGTGGGCATGTGTAGGTATAGAGAGGCATGTTACACCCCCATCTTAGCTAGGGGGTCTACTGGTAGACCCGGCACTGGTGGAGCATTAGGCACTGGTGGTGGCATTGGTGGGGGAGGTGGTGCGGCCTTGAAGAGATTACCGTCAAGATCAAACAGTTCCACTATACCCTTTAGGATAGCGTCCTGAGGGACGCCACTAGCCTGTAGGATGGGGATTAGAGAGACTAGTTCAGCCTTTTGTGTAGCCTTGGCTAGAGGCATGGAGCCACCATCTAGAGCGAAGATTCTCATCTTGCCATCAAGCTCACTAGCTTTAACTGTGTGTACCTTACCATCTAGAAGGATAACAGTCTTCTCATCTTCTTCATCTAGGAATGCTTCTATCATACGAATGTAGGTGCGCGCCAATCTCTCTATTGCACTGTCACGAGCACGAGCCATCTTACCAATCTCAGCAGCAGTATATTGTACTAAGGCTGTTACCTCAGTAGCTGTTGCTCTGGTAGCTTCTCCTCTTGTGAAGGGGGCGAGGACTGATGCGCGCGCAAGATCCTGTTCAACAAGACCAAGGTGTACAGAATAGTTAGAAGATAGGGCTAGGTTGGGAATAACAGCGAAAGCTAAGCGGGGGTCTATGTCGCCCTTGAATGGGACGAAGCAGTTGTCTAGACCACCCTCTAGTTTAGCTAAGCTCTCTTCATCGAAGGCCCCCTCTTTATATCCAACCTGACGGGTATCTCTACGGATAGCCTTGGCAATGTGGGTGCGGATAAGGTTCTTCTCTCTGATCTGGTCATAGATTTTCTTAAGGGAGCTAAAGCCCTTAAGAGGAGCATCAGGCGTGGAGCAGAGGTACAGTGGGATGATAGGTGTCATGAAGCTACCATCATGATCCATAACAGGAATGTCTAGAACCTCAATAGGTGCATCACCGTTCTTCCAGTTAGGGGACCAGAAGACTAGCTTGTTGTTGATGAGGTCATAGAATTCGATAACCTGTACGTAAAGGAATTCATCAGGGAGGTCCTTTACCTCATAGGTAGATAGCTTAGTGTCAGAGAAATAGTCCTTAAGAGGCGCTGGCTTCCAGTCCTTCTTCCCATATTTCTCATTAGCAATGTTAACAGGCATGGAGGTTATGTGCCCGACCCAACGCTGACTATCCCAATCAGGTGCTGTCATATCTAGGAGAATGTCCCACGGCTTGATAGCTGCAATGGAGAATTTGTTCAAGACCTCATCATCATTAGCTCTAGAGCAGATGATCTTAAGGAAGGCCATTGGGTAGATGAGAGCAAGACGAGCAGCGTTGGTGATAGTCTCCTGCTGGTTGAGGAGGAATCTGTTTACGATAGCTTCGGCTACCTCTTCATTACCACCAGAGGCTTTGACATCTTCACCGATACGAACCGATGGTGCTTTACTAAAGAGGGATGCGATGTAACCTTCAATGAAGCTGTTAGCATCTGCTACCTGAATAGCAAGATCATCTCTCTTGTTATCACCACGGTAGAAATCAATGCCATAGACATCTCGGTATTTCTCCATAGTTGGGCGAGCTTCCTCCCAGTATCGATTGTGACTGGCTACGATCGGCCTGATTAGGGATGGGTAGTTACGTTGAGCTATTGACATATTTAGAACCCTCTAGGAAGAACTGTGCTATGTAGATTTAGACTATGGATTTCATCGTGATGCTTTATACACAAGGTCTGGCCATTGGAAATATCTAGTGCCAGTTCTGGGTACATAGCCTTGGGTAGAATGTGGTGAGCTTCAAGATCGTCAACACAGAGACACCAATCACAACGGGGATTAAGAGCTTTAACCTGAGCAGCCCAAGCAGCTAGTGTCCGTCTGGATATCTTAGTGTTGACAAGGTTTAGGCGCTGGAGGTAAGCCTTGCTTTGTGCTGCCATCTTGTCTCGATTGTTCTGCTTCCAGGCTTTTACATCGGCCTTCGCCTTCTCGGTATTAGCTTGATACCAATCTCTTTTAGTAGCAGTAACCTTGTCTTGATTAGCTTTCTGCCAAGCCACAGTATGAGCTAAAGCTTTATCGGGATTTGCCTGCTGCCAGGCTTTAGTTATATTAGACATACACGCCTTGCAACAACGCTGTAAGCCATCCTTCCTGCTCTTGTCCTTACTGAACATCTCAAGAGATTTCTCTTCTTTACATTTAGCGCATGTCTTCATGTTAGTAAGACCTCGGTAGCATTGTACTATGTAGGTTAAGCCTCTTCCGGACAGAAGAGGTCTGCTGCTGTTTCATAAATTTCTCGACCGCGGTCATCGGACGTTCTACAGTTTTGAGACATTGGAAGGCTAGACCTAAGGCTATCACCTGATCACTATGACCTGACAATCCACGTACTGATTCTGGTGCTAGTCCATTCTTGTTGAGGGCTAGCTCTCTTAGTTCTGTCAGTGTGATGTTATCAAGAGAACTGATGATACCTTTACGGATAGCTTCTTTAAGCTCTTCGTGTAAGACTAGTTTGGATTTACTGGTAGTGGTCCAGTCTTGACCCTGAGGATCTTTCCATAGGTTAGAGAAGCCTAGGTTCCTCAGTTCATTCAATACTGGTAGTCCCCAGTTGTTTGATTCTATAAGAGCCTTGGCATTATTGTATTCGGTAGACAGGTGTTGTATCTTCCGCGCGAGGTTGATAGGTGTGATCTCATTAGACCTGAATATACATACTGGATTGCTAGTCGTCCTTTCGAGGACGACGATTACGCTATAGTCTCTGCCTGCTCCAGAAGCTACGTCCACACCGAGAGCATATCTCTTCTGAGGATTAGGAGGCTCTATGTATGTAAGCTCTTGGTTAGCTGGTAGGAGGAATGGCTCTATGAGGTCCAGGTCATTGTCAGTATAGTAAGCATCTCCCTTCTGAGAGAAGATGTCTTCTAGACATGCTGGGTATTCTGTTTTGAATTTGGAGATACCCATCTCTTGTATCTTAAGACGCCGCCAGTATAGCTGTTCATTGCTTAGGCTGTATTGTACTGCTAGTGCTGCTTCTTCTGTAGTTGGTGTGAATATACCATCTAGGTCAAGAGCATAGGCTTTGTGCTCGTGCCATGGGAAGAAGAGAAGCTTCCAGTCTCCTTGTAGTTCGCCGCGCTGGATCTTGTCAACAAGACGATGGACCGGATCGCCATACATCTTAGCAGTAGATTCAATGATAATCTGGTTGCCGTTCAAAGCAGAAAGAACAGTGGCTAATAGCTCATCAGGATCTTGGTAGAAGCATAGCTCAGATATGTGGGCTATATTCAGTGTATAGGAACGGAGGCCACCATGGCCTCCGGCAGTAGTAGCTAGGATAGAAGACCCAGTAGAGAACCTCAGGGTACTGGTAGTCTTCTTCAATAGGTTCTTCTGAAGAACCTTGGGCAAGGTATTCTGGAAGGTCTCATATTTGAGGAAGATCTCGTTAGCACTATCCTGTTTGTGTAGGATAGATACTGCTGAGATTGGGTCTACTGCTATGTAGGTTTTCCAGAACAGGTATGCTGTTACTATAGTAGAGATACCAAGCTGTCTTGCTTTGGCTATAACTAGGTTGCGCCCAGCCTCTAGCTCAGCTATGACAGCCTTCTGCTCATCGTTTAACACTAGACGAATGAGCTTACCCTTCTTGTCTGATATCCATAGCCTACTGAGAAACCAGTATGGGTCTGTTAGATTAAGAGCCTTCACTGTTACCTTCTATGTACTGCATCAGCTCTCTTAGCATGGCCTGCTTCTCATCATCTGTAGCTGGTGTGGCTTTCTTGATTTCAAGGGCCAATCTAGACAGGTCCCGGAGAAGCTCCCGCATATCTCTAGTACCTGTGTCAGTATACTGAGCTTCATGTAGGTAGAGCTTAAGCAGGGCATGGAGCGTGCCGTCCATGTCCTTGTTAGCGATAGCCGCTGATATGGCAGTGAGCGGTTTTGGTTCCCGTTCAGGTGCCTTGGGTAGTATGTCTTTCCAGTTGTTCTTCGCAGCCATAGTAACAGTCCTCGCGGGTAGTGTTTTCTATAGGTGCTGTTAGTCGTTATTCCTTATAGTGTTCCATAAGGTGATTACGGATCTTGGCTATACTGTCTTTGTAGATGGCAAAGATTACCGTATGCGCTTTCTTCCATTTCTTTCCTAGCTTTCGGTAGGCTAGACCATTGACGTAGTGTTCATAGAAGACATCATATTCAATCTCATTGAGAACCTCCTTCGCAACTGTGTGTACCTCAAAGGGCTTGAAGGTGACACCTTCGATAGCATATTTCTCCTTCTCCCTTTCTCCGTCTATGGCTGCTATGATAGCATCCTCTGGTGATTCTGATGGGCCTAGTAGGTCATCCCAGTACCATTCATTGTAAACGAACAGTACACTATCTGGTGTTTCTATCTCCTTGGGGAGAATCTTCCCGTTCTCGTCTCTAATGGTAGTAAGGTCTTTGTAGTATGGGTCGCGGCGAAACATGATTAGTTCTCCTTCACTGTGGTTGAGAAGCCTTCGAGAGCAAGATAGTGTTTTAGATGGTGAATGTATAGTCTGAGATTGGGTGTCATGTTGGCTAGGTTATATAGGGTAGCTTCTTTACCTTTTAGGGTTAGAGAACAGATGGGCCACATCTGATAGGAGATGTAGGTTGCGCGCCCC